GGAGGTTTTGCTGGAAGACCTGAAGTTGACAGATGGTTAACACTACCAAATATATTCAATCTTAAATGGAAGTATCAAGGGTCTGAAATAGATTCTCTACCAAGACTAAAACAGTGTGTATGCAAAAACATATCTGTTCAATATACTCCAGATGGTGTGTGGGCGACACGTATGATGGATGGAACTCCTCAACCTATTGCATATAATTTAACAATGTCATTTGGTGAAATGTCTATCATCACAAATTCAGACGTTGCTGACGGTTTCTAAAAATGTTATTCAACTCAACACCCAACTTTCTATATCCAGACTTTAAAGTAGCTGGTAAGTTTAAACTATCTAAGAATCTATTTCGTAGAGTAAGAGCTAGAGATAGTTTTAATGCAGTGTATGCATCATCCAAACAATATACAATTAAACCAGGTGAAACACCAGATTCAATTGCTCATGCTGCATATGATGACCCAGAAAAATTTTGGGCGATCTTGTTATTGAATAACATAACCAATATGAATACAGAATGGCCTCTGGATCATGATCAGATGGATGTTTATATTAATGAAAAATATGGTTCTACATCAGACGACCCAAGACACTGGGAAACAACAGAGATAAAAGACAGTAAACAAAACATAGTGTTAGAAGCTGGTATCGTAATAGAAATGTATACCAATAGCACTACACAAAAACAGTCTGGATATTATCCTAAAGTTTTTAATCAAGCAGCAAATAGTGGTAATGGTGCTTTTGAAACCTGGTCATTTACATATCGAGATGTAACATCGTTCAATGATCAAGATGAACCAGCTACATTTGTTGATACTACTGTAACAGCTCAACAGAATTTAACTAAGGTCACGAACAGAGAATATGAATACTCATTAAATGAATTGAAAAAACTTATATACTTACCTACGACTCTTGCTATAAGTATTATGGAAGATGAAATTGCAGGGTTACTAGAATACAGTACAGAATATAAGATTACTGATGACGGATATAGAATTTCAGAAAAGGTATAAAAAAAGGGGGTCTTAGGACCCCCTTCTTATTAGTCATCAAACTCAGCAAGGTTTGCAAAGAAACTCAGTGCATCGTCATCATCAGTTGATTCGCGTGGTTTAACTTCCTCACGAACTGGTTCTGGTGTTGGTGGAGTAACACGAGCAGACATTGTGATGTCAGGTGCATTGAATCCACGACCTTCAGACATATCTTCTAGTTCGTTCTCTTCAGTCTCCATGTCAACACGAGGTTGTTTCTTGGTGTTTAACACAGTGTTCAAACGTTTCTGAAGTTCTTCATAAGTCTTGAAGTTTGAAGCATCAGTGAACGCAGAAAGAGAATGAGTCTTAGAATAGATTTCCTCTAGTTGACTATCTTCAAAGTTACCAAGAGTAGATACAGATGCAAACTCAGAAGAATCATAGTTCCAGTAACCTGCAACTTTCTTGATCTTCAGTTTGAAGTCAGCACCCTGCCAGAAATCAAAAGGATTGATTGGGGTTTCATCTTCAAACTCAGGTTGCATTGCACCGATGATCTTATCATAGATCTTCTTACCGAACTTGTACAAGAACACTTGTCCTTCATTCTCTGGATGCAGAGGATCACGAACGACATAGATGTTGCTGTAGTAAGACAGTTTGCGTTTCTGTTTACGTGCAATTTCTTTATCAGAGTCACGACCACTGTTCCAGAGTTCGCGATTCAGTTCTCCAATAGGATCAGACTTGTTAATCGTAGTCAACGAATTTTCAATATACCATCCTCCGGGTCCTTGGAATGCGTGACTAAAAACTTTAGCCCAAGGAAGATCTTCCCCTTCAGGTGCGGGAAGGAAACGGATCACAGCGTAACCATTACCAGACTTATCCATCTCGGGTTTCCAGAAACGATCATCACTCGATGATCCTTGTTGTGTACTCGCAACTTTCTCTAGTTCGCGAGTCAGTTTCTCAAAAGATGAATTGGAATTTTTCTTGAGTGCAGCAAAAGACATGTGTATTCTCCGTATTTGTAAGTATTTGGCCTTTGTGGTTTTGACCACCTAGTTATTATACCAGATGGACGGGGATCAGTCAACCACCTTTGTGCATTGACTGTTTCATCCTTTCAATATCGGATTTCATCCGCCGAAAGGACTCGGTGACATCTGTTTCACCCTCGACAGCTACAAGAGGGAATGACATATTCAAAAACGTGACAAATTCTTGTGCGTCTTCTTCACTAGAATATTTAGCACGAAAATAAATCATCTCCTGTAGTTCAATCATACGAGATACTTTGTTTAAGTAGAGCTCTAGTCCTTCTGGAGATTTAAACTTTGCAGATCCCATGAGGTCAACAATGTCCTCATAAGTTTGCATCATTTCTGCAGCTTCAGAACGAACTATTTCATTGTCGAAGAATTGCATAACTTTAACAGAATACCTTTATATTTAGACTTGTCCACTGATAGGAATGGTTCGTATTTTACTACCTTCTTTTTGATCTCCGGCCAAACAATGGGATCAGCTATACTAGAAGTAAAATATGGAACGTAGTTAACCAAGGTGTTTAGAATTACCATGGTTTCTATACAAACATTACCGGATAAATGTTCTCTCAATATAATTGGATGTTTGCCATCATGGACTTTGAACAATGAATCTAAACTGTCATTATCATCAAGTAAAGATTCTAATTCTTGTTTAAAATTAAATGACATACTCTGGATTTTATTTTTCCATCCAGCGTATGTCTTTGATTTGTGGATTGAGATATTACCTATCCAGGTATTTTCGTTTTCTATAAAGTGACTTACAAAAAACTCTATGATCTCTTCCCTATTAAATTTTGTACCTAGTTTTTTAAAGAAATACCTATCGTTTCTTTTTTCAAATGAAGATAGACTCGCTCTAGACTTACCATTAAAAGTAAAGAAGTTGTATGTATCTTTGGTGAAATGTAGTTTTAGAGCGAGGTATATCTTGTAAACCTCGTACCCATCCATATCAAATAGGCAATTTTGCCCGAGAAGATCTTTTCATAAATGATAACCTTTGAGCATCATACTTAAGTTTTTCTTTCAATGTCTTAGACAACAACTTTGGTACTGATTCAAACTCAATCTCATTCTCTTCGCAGAAAGTAAGAATAGCTTCAATGTAATTCAGTTCTCCATTGCTAGACTTTACAATGTTTTCGATCTCCATAGAAAACTTACTGGAAGTCATGAACTTTTCTTCAAGAACTTCGTTGATAGCTTCTTTACTTTTATTCATGAGCAAACTTCCACTCTCGTATATACTGAGTAAGTTTTCTAATGTATTCTTTTTTGTGATACTTTTCATAGACAACGCATTCTCCATTTTCACAGGACATAATGATAACAAGTTTCTTGACTATTATACCAGTTAACTCGTATAACATGCAAGCGTATGCAACAGCTTGCACAAAATAACCCTCAATCCATTCTTCAGGTTTGGGTTTCTCTGAAGTTTTGAAATCAATTACTGCAAGTTCACCGTTGTACTCAGCAATACAATCAACGGTTCCTGCAATACCTAACTTAAAACTATATAGGGGAGTTTCTAGTGCATGAATATTATCTATCTTATTTAATTCTGGTTTAGCAAACTTAAATAAGAATTCTGATAATGGTTGAACCTTTGGCAGTTCTTCATTCTTCAAATAATATTCAGTAAGGGTGTGCATACCAGTACCCCGACTAGCAGCACGTCTAGACTTTCGATTAGCTGCTTCTTCACCTACACGTCTTCTCCATGCCGCAATAGATTTAGCAGACTGGAAACTAGTCACGGTAGTAACAGAGACTAGTTTCTTATCCTCATGACCAGGGACTTTGTAGTATCTCTTACCATCAATAGTTTCTCTTGTTAACTTATCAGGTAAGTTCACCTGTACATGATTGAACATCAGAACCCTAGACTAATTTTACTGACAAGATAACTCTTGATTAGACCAGAGCGAACAATATCATCAACACCAAACTCAGTCATACCAAACTCATCCATCAAGCGAAGGATACTCATGAAATCTAAGATACCATTCTTCTCATTTGCTTTGACAAGATCAGTTTGTTGAACATCACCACAGAACATGATCTTAGAATCTTCACCAACACGGGTGATAATAGAATCAAGTTCATGGAAGTTCAGGTTCTGACACTCATCAACAATGATAATAGCACGATCAAATGTAGTACCACGGATGAATGAAGTAGACCAGAAAGAGATAGTCTCTTGAGTCTTCAGATTACCATACAACATTTCAAATGAATTATCATCTGGCATTTCAAACATGAACTTCACCATATTCTTATATGGAATCTGGTAAAGAGATGACTTATCTTCATGGTCACCAGGTAGGAAACCAATCTCCCTTGTGGATACTAGAGATCTGACCACATAAACTTTATCATATGGACTATCTTCCTTTAGAACTTCTCTTAGAGCAAGATAAAGACCGATAAAAGTTTTACCAGTACCAGCAGCACCGAACATGAAAAGATTTTTATCCGCTTCCCAGTCAGCAAATACCTTTTCTTGAGCTGGTGTTAATGGTTCAACACCAACCAGCATATCAGAGTTAATTGGTTTCCTGCGTTTCATTTGTTTTGCAGACATACCATTAATATCTGGTGTAGTTTTCTTTCTCGATCTTGGCATACTTAGAATCCCTGAATTGTAGAACCGTAATGTCCTTTTTTAATGTTGTTAATTTTTGTCTGAAGATCTCCTGGAACTTTGTTCCTCCAATCTCCAACTTCACTGACAGAAGAAGCACATCCTACTGACCAGTCTTTGTCCCAGTCAGGATTTTCATCCTTCCAGACACAATATTCTTTCATGGTCATTGAGAGTTCTTTCTTCTCTCCAGTGGTTTTATTTATTACTGGGTATGTTGGCATAGTTAAATCCAATCTGGTTTGCGGGACGGGTCACGAAGATAATTAGATGCAACCCAAGGTTTGCTGCTAATGTACATTTTGTAAGCAGTAAAAGTATCAATGCTTGTGTCAAGTTTAAACTCATCGGGCATTGCTCTGACGAATGGTGTTAGTTTTGATAGATGAATTGCATCTATCGGAAAGAGTTTGTCTGCATGTGCAAGTGTAGATAGACAGGAATGAATTTTCTGATATCTATTAGAGTATTCTGCACATAGTGCAAGTCCATGTCTGATTAACCACCTATGGTTTTGTACGGTTTCATTAGCCCATACAGTGCATGGATGATGACGGAATGCACCTTTATCAGTTTTATATGGTTCACCATTCGCTTTGGGAAGAGTTCCATATCCACGACCCCATTTGTCAGATGCAACAATAGATAGCATTTGACAGCATTCAAGTGGCATCTTAACAACGTGTTTATCAGGGAGAACTTTAGCACATTCAATTGGATCAGGGTCAGTAACAAAAATGTTCATAATGTTTATGAGTCAGGAGTAATTCTGAATCTATGGTCATCAGGATTTTGTTTCCTTATCTTCTTAAGGATACCATATGCTTGTTCATATGTCAATGAATGATGATACGGTATCCAAGTATCACTTTTTCTTATCTCCACTCGATACAGTCCACTCCAGTGCCTCTGCAACTGTTGGGAACTGTTCGATAAAGATTTGTTTACAGGATTCTGCGACTTGCATGTGTTCTTTTTGTGTTCCATTTGCAGACCTCAGGGAGATGTAATGGATCCAAGAACGGCAAGAACCAGTCATGTAGATTCTTGTAGGTACACAGAGGGGTAGCACATTACGAGCACATTCCTTTGCAACACCATGTCCAAGCATTTGTTCATACAGTGCCATAGATGAATCAAACAGAGTTTGCATCTGCATCTCAAGTTTCTGTTGAACAAATGGATCAAGATCATCTATACTATTCTGACGGTTCTTGTTATCTTGACGGCGGAGTTCTGGGAGAGGGATTTTCTCACCAAGTAAAGTAGAACTTGCGTACCTTTGACTAAACTCCTGAAATGTAAAGCTACGATGTCTCAAAATTTGGGCTGCAATAGCCCGGGTAGTTTCAATTTCCAAAGTCATTGTACTTTGTTCAAACACAGACCAGTGATTGTGTTTAATACAATAACTGAGAAGTCTTGCATACTTTTCGTTATCCTGATTGGATGGATTAGAGACTCTAGCAATATATGCCATTGTCTGTTCAGCATCAGGTGTAACAGAAACTAGTTTTGCATTCATTTTTGAAGTCATAATCACTTTTTCTTTTTGTTGTCTTCTTTTTGGGTGTACCCCCATAGTTTAGCGGGAACTGAACCATCGGTCCATCCGATGTCCTTTACAACATCACCATATTTGTCGTAGTAGGCATTGAAGATATCAATCTTTGATCCCATAACCACATCATACCACACCTCACTTCCGTTGTCACACTTTACTAAGTATGAGCTTCGAGGCAGAGTTTTATCTTTAGCGGCTGAAGGATCACAGTTTATATGAATACAGATAACACTATATACGGATTTGAAATTAGCTACATCAGCGCTTGATAATACCATATGTTTCTCCTATGAACGATTTCCCCACTGAATTTCTGGATAGGCTTCAGAGATACATGCTTTAGTAATTTTGTATCTTTTACTGAGTTGTTTATCTTTGGTTAGACAGAGAACCTTTGCTTCAGATTCATGAAGTCCTTCTAGAATTTGGATAAACATCATCTCTCTACGACCCTGGGCAAGCTTGTCGTTACCACCCTTGACGAAGTGAAATAGTTTCTTGTACTCATGGAAGAGTAACGTGTGTTCTGTACCCTCTGGCGTGTCATTAGGGGTGTATGGAACGTCACCAGACGGAACCATGCTCTTCACACTCTCGTCATAAGACCAGATCAGAATCGATTGTAGAGCAGGACTCTTATATTTTTTGAGCAGTGCGATCTTTTCTTTTTTAGTTTTAGCGTTAGAAATCTTCTGAAGAACTTCAGAGATCAATAGTTTTTCTACAGGTAATTCAGCCATAGTTAAAAATCCTCTATATCATTTAATAGTGTAGTCAGTTTGTTTTCTAAGAAGTACTCGATCGTAACTCCTTGTTTTACAGTACTATTTAACCGATTAAATTCTTCGACAATCTGTCTTTGAATCTCATCTGGAATGCAACTTAGATCAATAAGTTTTTTGTTACGTTCATAGTTCTTTAACTGAACATCAGTACAAAAGCTTTTTGGATCTGCAGAAATCCATTTTACTAGATTCTTTTTGTTGATTGGTTTTTGCCTTTTACCAGATACAAATGTATCGTCATCTGATAGAAAGTTTGGAATACCATCACTTCGATCTCCTTTGATGATATGCTCCATCAAAAATTCTTTAGGGTTATCAAGAGTGATGTATTTTTTCTGTACAGGATTGTACTGAGAAACAAAAGAATACTTTCCTAGTTGCAGAAAATCTTTATCACCAGACATGATAAGAACTTTTTCTGGGTTATCTTTAGTAGAGTTATTCTTGATCAGAACACTGATGATGTCATCAGCTTCTGCACCATATACATCCATAACGACATAAGGAAAGTTATTCCTAATCTCGTCACGAATTTTGTTGAGACATTCAAAGATGGCGTTCCAGTCATGCGTTGAATTTTCTCTATCTTTTTTACGATTCTGTTTATAGAAAGGAAACTCTTGCTTCCTCCAATAGAATTTAGAATCATAACAAAGAACTAGTTCGCCGTATTCTCCACCAAATTTCTTTCGGTAGTTTCTCAGTGAGTTTAATACCATATGACGAACTAGATTTTCATCAAGTCCATTACTAGTTTTCACTTGTACCATCAGATTACTGATCATACATTGATTCATGTCAACTAAAATCATGATTAGTCCTCTTCGTATTCCTCCTCGTCTATAAACCTAACGGATAACAGTTCTTCATCAATCATAAAACCCTGATCGTTTAACATTTCTGGATGAATGTTTGTATTCTGCGAAATAGTTGCTTCCATAAACGCTGAATAGTATTCATTACTAAACCATCCAAAAATGAAACCCAGGCCTACACCTATGAGACAAAACAAAAGACTGAACATTAGTGTAGTTACTTCTGTCATGGATTCTCTCCTAAGGTTTTTCCTTAATAATTCTGATCTCCACCCGATACTTTTTCTTTAAACAAGAAATTGATTTATCTAAATGGAGAACATAGTCTGGTTCTGGTTCTGGTTCATTTTCTACGTTGCCTCCACCTAACATAGCCCTTACGTTAGTATTTAGATACTTCTCAGGGATGTTAGTCATTTAATAATTTTTAATGGAAAGTAATTTGGAGACACTGTTTTGGGAGCAGATCTAATTTTGTTTGGTAGTTCACCAAACGATCGTGAACAATTTAGAGATGTAACTGACATAATAGTTTGGATTGTTTGATCAATCTTTTTAATTTTTTTGATGCCAGATAGGTCTTCATCATAGTTGATGATCTTTGCACCAGAACAAGAGAGTTTCTTGCCTGTCAAAAACAAAAGTTCATTGGTTTTTACGTTGATTAAAAACACTGACTTAGCGTCAATGATCTCCGTTTTGGAAACGGGAGTGTATTTTTCCTTTCCTAGTATAACAGGCTTTTGGATTAAGTGCAAGTCCTTCGTCAGTTGAGCTGGACTCTTCTTTCTCTTGCGTCGAACAATTTTTTTAGAATCTTTATATTTCTCTACGTCACTAATAAACCTTTCTAACAAGCACTTGAATTCCTTCAGTTCAGATTTCTTATAACAACCATAAGCTTCCACTAGAAACCTATCACCATTAAGAGCACCATTAACTTCATTTAAAAGATCGGTGACAAAATGAAATTTGTCTGATGTATATTCATTGATAGTTTTCCTATCAATATCTTCAGATTGTAGATACTTGAAAAAGTCAACACGAATTTTCTTTTTAGTAACTACATACTCATCAAGAATAGTATCTACAAACTGAGTGATTGTTTCCGTGCGGGTCATAGGATTTTTTGTTCCTGTAAATACTGAAGGGTTTCTTTGCATCCACCGATGTGTTTCATTCCAATGGATACTTGAGGGAAGGTAGCACCTTCTCCAAATTCATTATAAAATTGTGACTTATCAAAGTCTTTATTGTACTTATATTCTAGGTAGTCAATATCAACTGCATTGAACAGTTGTTTAACTCTATCGCACCACTGACAATTTTCTTTTGTGTAAACTACTGCTTGCATTCTAAACTCCGGTCTATAGTTTTAGCTACAAAATCTTTTGCTTTTAATTTTCTACCCATGTAAATAGCACCCTTCCTTGGATTGGTATCACCGCATGTAAATACATCACAAACTGCGGTTCCATTCTCAGGCCATGTATGGATACTGATGTGACTTTCTGCAAGAAGAGTAACTGCTGTAACACCCTGTGGAGAAAATTTATGTGACTGTGTTTTTAAAAATGTGGCACCCATGTGATTAGTTGCCTCAAACAAAGTCTTTCTTATATAGTCTTCATCATCTAGTAACTCTGCATCACACCCATATAAAGTGAAGAGTACATGTTTCATTTACTAAGTTTCTTTACAATCGAGAGTGGGTTCTTTTGTTGACGACGATAATTTTTCAACATTTTATTTAGTGTTGTTGCTCTCGCTTTTTCAAGAGCCTTTCTTTCGTGGTATGACATCTCTGGTTGCACTGGTTGTTCTGGTTCATCAACAACCTCTTGTGCTTCGACATCAACGATTAGGTTTTCTTCAGTCATAGTAATTTGTTTTTTTTATTCTACCAAAAAAGGGGAGTCTTTGCAACCCCCCTTATAATTTATATATTTTATTTTTTCAGTCTGAATGGACAGTCAGGACATCCAGCACCACAGCATCCTTTAGAGAGCGTTACCACGGGGTAGAACCTCCTCAGGGAATACAAAGTTCTCATGTGGTTGGTCAGCAGGTGCCATCCAAGCACGTAGACCTTCATTCAAGAGAATATTCTTGGTATAGAAAGTCTCAAACTCTGGATCCTCCGCTGCACGAATCTCCTGAGATACAAAGTCGTAAGCACGAAGATTAAGAGCGAGTCCAATAATACCGATAGAACTGACCCAGAGACCCATGACGGGAACGAAGAGCATAAAGAAATGCAACCAACGCTTGTTACTAAAAGCAACACCGAAGATCTGTGACCAGAAACGGTTCGCAGTAACCATCGAGTAAGTTTCCTCCTCTTGCGTACTATCAAAAGCTTTGAAAGTATTTGCTTGTTCGCCATCTTGATAGAGCGTATTTTCTACAGTCACACCATGAATAGCAGAGAGAAGAGCACCACCCAGGATACCTGCAACACCCATCATATGAAATGGGTTCAGAGTCCAGTTATGGAATCCTTGGAGGAATAAGAGGAATCTGAAGATTGCGGCGACCCCAAAAGATGGAGCGAAAAACCAGCTTGATTGACCCAAAGGGTAGATGAGAAAGACACTAACGAAGACAGCAATAGGACCAGAGAAAGCAATTGCATTGTAGGGACGGATACCGATAAGACGTGCCAGTTCAAACTGGCGGAGCATGAAACCAATCAGAGCGAACGCACCGTGGAGAGCAACAAAGGCCCAAAGCCCTCCAAGTTGGCACCACCGGACGAAACTGCCCTGAGCTTCAGGACCCCAAAGTAAAAGAAGAGAATGACCCATAGCATCACCAGGCGTTGACACAGCCGCCGTGAGAAAATTAGCACCCTCAAGATAGGAACTAGCAAGACCGTGGGTGTACCAACTCGTGACAAAAGTCGTGCCAGTAAGCCAGCCGCCAATGGCCAGATAAGCAGTGGGAAAAAGTAATAATCCAGACCAACCCACAAAGACAAAGCGATCTCGTTTAAGCCAGTCATCAAGGACATCGAACCACCCCCGTTGGTATTGTTGAGATAATGTTGATGTTGTCACTATTTAAAACCTCCAGTATTTGTTTTCTTTTTTTGTTTTAAATCCAAAACTTCAACAGTGCATCCAGTGTAGTTTCTAACACTTTCAAACCATACTTTTCTTAGAGTTTCATAGTCCTCTATGATTACACTGTCTCTGTTAGGAAAATTTAGTTTATAACTATGTCGGTCATAAAGACCATCAGATGTCTGTGTAAAGTATTCAGACATGGTGTTGTTTCAATTCAGGGTTTGGTTTACTAGATTCGACTGGAGAACGTGAGAGGTTTTTGATAACGATGAAAGCATCTTTGTTGTACTTACGAGTGCCAATCGGAGACTGCCACTTCTTATTGTACTCCTCGCCAACATCAATACCTGATACCTGAGTTCCACCAATCTCCACTACTATATCATCACCAGTCTCCCATCGGAGAGCTTCTACCAATGTATTAATTTTTTCAAGAACACTAGGTTCATTCATAATACGTTCATCTGGATCCAGTTTACCAATCATGAGTTTAAAAAACTTAATATTTGTAAAGAAAAAGAAAGGGGACTTAAGTCCCCTCTCATAGTTATTCAGTTTTTAGTGTCAACCAACAGCAGGTGCGGTGAGTGCAACAGGAGTTGACTCAGCAGCGGCGAGGTCAAGTGGGAAGTTATGAGCGTTGCGCTCATGCATTACTTCCATACCGAGGTTAGCACGGTTAAGTACGTCTGCCCAGGTGTTAAGAACACGACCATCGTTAGCAAGGATGGACTGGTTGAAGTTGAAACCGTTGAGGTTGAATGCCATGGTGCTGACACCAAGTGCAGTGAACCAGATTCCGACTACAGGCCATGCTGCAAGGAAGAAGTGTAGTGAACGGGAGTTGTTGAACGATGCATACTGGAAGATTAGACGACCAAAGTATCCATGAGCAGCAACGATGTTGTAGGTCTCTTCTTCTTGACCGAACTTGTAACCATAGTTCTGAGATTCTGTCTCAGTGGTTTCACGAACGAGTGAAGAGGTAACGAGTGAACCATGCATTGCAGAGAACAATGAACCACCGAATACACCAGCGACTCCAAGCATATGGAAGGGGTGCATAAGGATATTGTGTTCTGCTTGGAAGACAAGCATGAAGTTGAACGTACCAGAGATACCAAGTGGCATACCATCAGAGAATGAACCCTGACCGAAAGGATAGACAAGGAAGACTGCAGATGCTGCTGCAACTGGTGCAGAGTAAGCAACACAGATCCATGGACGCATACCTAAACGGTAAGAAAGTTCCCACTCACGACCCATGTAGCAGAAGATGCCAATGAGGAAGTGGAAGACAACGAGCTGGTAAGGACCGCCGTTGTAGAGCCATTCATCAAGTGATGCGGCTTCCCAAATGGGATAGAAGTGAAGACCAATTGCGTTTGAAGAAGGAACAACTGCACCAGAGATGATGTTGTTTCCATACATGAGTGAACCAGCAACTGGTTCACGAATTCCGTCGATATCGACAGGAGGTGCTGCGACAAACGCAGTAATGAAACATACCGTAGCAGCAAGTAGGGTTGGGATCATAAGAACACCAAACCAACCAACATAAAGACGGTTGTTTGTTGAAGTTACCCACTCGCAGAAAGATTCCCAAGTGGATGATTGTTGCCTTGAAAGAGTTGTAGTCATTTGAACAAAAGGGTTAAGTATTAGTGCGGGGAACACTGGTTATAGTATTCCTTCTCCACCCTCAGGAGAAGGTATGAAGGACTATTTTTTAGACACGCTGTTTAGTCCTGGTGAGGCGTGTGTGGATGGTGAGGAAATCCTCACCCGTCCATATATTTATAATACACCAATTTCCAGTGCCTGTCAAGCAAAAAAAATCCCCCTAAGAGGGGGTTGGTGCGTACGCTGGGGTCATAAGACCACCATCCGGCGGACCATCATCTTCATCATTTTCACTCGTTAAAGCGAGCATAACAAAGAATGGAGTGATGATAAAGATTAGAGTTTGTAATAGTGTCCAATCATATGTCATGAGTTTCTTGCTACTGCTGCAATAGGAATTAGCACCAGCAATGCTGCTACTATGAATCCCATCACCAGATACCAGGAATGATTTGTCCTGTTGTTGCATAAGCACCCATAGCAGCGATTACTCCGATCATTGCTGCCCAACCATTAAAACGTTCTGCAGTTTCGTTCATTTGATTTCTCCTGTTAGTTTAGTTTAGAGTAGATAGATGTGTCACCATAATCACGGTGAATTTTGTAACCAACAACTGCACCTTTAGTGTTCATCAGTGCAGGCATAAATGCAATCAAGAGAAAAACACTTGGAGCACCTACAATAAGTGCTGCAGCAAACACATATCCTGCTAAAAATTCAACAATCGTATGGTTTGCTGCCCATGAATAATTTGTATTAATAAGAAGATCAATCAGACTCTGTTCCATTTTCTCTTGTTTTGTTGTAAATAATAATTTCTTTACCGTCATGAGTAAAGACTAGTTCATCGTCATGGTCCCAACAAAGTTCTTCATAAAGAGCGTTGAGTTTTTCCATGTCTTCATAAAGTGCGTTTGGATTCGTCATCAATAAAGTGCCTCTTCTTGTTCCGCTAGAATTGTAACATCACTGGTTGGATATGCAACACAAGTTAGTACAAATCCCTGTTCAATTTGATCATCATCTAGGAAAGATTGGTCAGATTGATCTACTGTACCAGAAACAATTTTACCAGCACAAGTAGAACAAGCACCTGCACGACAGGAATAAGGAAGATCAAGACCCCCTTCATCAGCTGCGTCTAGTAGATATTGATCGTCTAGACATTCAACGGTTTGGTCTCCGTCGTTGGTTTGAAAAGTAACTTTATATGAAGCCATAGTAGTTAAGTAAAAGTCTTTGTAACACTATACCATAGTATTACAAAAAATACAATACTATGTATCAGAATCCGAACGCACCAAAAAAGAATACACTACCAGTAGTAGCATAGCTGACAACAGCAGCAACAAATCCAAGCATAGCAGTGCGTCCATTTAGTTTCTCCGCCTTTTCGGCATGAGTTTCATAACCATAACGCTCAGCATCAGTCTGAGAGATGTACATGCGTGGCTCTGTGGCCCACATGTTTTGTTGTCCACGATCGTTAGTTGTAACAGTCATTTACTTATTGTTAAGAAACTTTACATATTATATATAAAAATTTAAGCTTTGTCAAGTACCTAGTCCAACTCCCAGCAAGCTGACCGGGCGAGTTCTGGATTTTGTTTTAGTGCTCGGTGAACATGACCATGTACATCTTGTTCTAAAGTGTAGTGTGCTTTAGTATGAACAAACTGAATCACCCCTAGAGAACCTACTAGTAATAAATTGAGAGTAGTAACTGGATGAAATAGAACAGAAGTAATCTTTTTCATAAGCATTAAAAAAGGGGTGCCGTCGCACCCCCATTCTAGTATCTAGATATATATTTGTCTACTTATCAGAAGTTGTACTTCAGGCCCAACTTGGTGCCATAACCACGATCGATGTCATCATCACCAGATCCAACGAATGAGACTTCACCATAAGCACCGAGAGCATCGGTTACAGCGAAACCAAGACCTGCCTTACCGGAAGGAACAGTGTCAGACTCACCACCGTCAGGGCTGACCAGAGTAGCACCACCTTGAACATAGTATGAACCACGCTCACCAAGTTCACCTTCATAGCCAACATGGAAATCGGTAGCGGTTCCATTATAGTCATCGCCAGTCCAACCAGAGTTGGCTTCGACATTAACGTATGGACCTGCAAGGGCAGCGCCGGCGGACATGGACAGAGCAGCGGTCGCTGCGAATACAGATTTGATCATTTGAATTACCTTTAGTTACTTGCGGAGTGATTACCCGCAGATGAATAGGGACTCGACATGTCCCGTTTGTTACCTTCTGTCATAATTGACACAAGGTTAAGTATTTATACCAGGAAAACTTTACGGTTTTCCGAAGCGGATGATCGGAATCGAACCGACGACATCTAACTTGGAAGGATAGCGTTCTACCGCTGAACTACATCCGCAGAAAAGAGTGACGTATCACTCGTTCAAAAGAATTCTATCATATTTCCACTTGGTTGCAAGTTCTTTGTCATCAAAGAAATCAATCTCTCGATTACCAAGCATCAATTCTTTAAATCTTTGCGCTTTGGACAAGTAGGTTCGATGATATTCAATAACTTCATCGACTTCAGCTAAAATTTCTTCGTAACATTGACGAGCATCTACTTTCTCATCAGAGAGATAGTCACCAATTGAATCAGCCATGCGACACCTACGATGATATTCGTAAGTATTATCTTCACCAACAATAGGACTTTTCATAGAATCGTTTCAGACTTGTATATTATAGGGGATTGATCCGGGTTTGTCAATCGATGTATCCATTTTGTCTAAGCCACTCACCAGTCTTAGGTGTAGGTTCGTAAACTTTCCACATCTCACCGGTAGCACAAGCATCCAATGCCTTAGCAGTCATACCTTCAGTACGTCCTGCCCAACCTGCTTCTGCTTCCCAAGGGACAGCAGACTTTGGATATGTACGTTCTGCCATTGTTCTCCACAACATAGGAACAGATTCTTCAGATTTAATAATAGCAATAAAACTGTTATCAATTGTCCCAGCCATACAATCCTGGGCAGCATGCCATCCTTCGTGTCTTGTGACGGACATGAGCGTGCTCTGACGATGCATAAATGCACTATTCAAAAAGAAGTTATTTCCTACTGTATGATAGACTCCACGATGACCCGGAGGGAAGTATTTTGTATCTGCTAAAAAGACACCAACTCCGATCCGATTAAAAGACTCGATGATGTCATTAAACTCAGTAGCAACGCTACTGTAATCACTATCGGGATAATGGTTTTTAATATCTTGAATACTTCTGACTCGTTTAACATCTTCGGTACATTCTCGTAACAGCATGCACCCCATAGCATCCATCGTAAAGTACCCCTTAGAAGGAGCAGCTGCAACTGGTGCGGCAGCTAAAATCAAAGCAAGTAATAATTTGTTCATAATTTTCTCTTAGTTGTTAATGCACGTAAAAGGACTTGAACCTTCACGGGATACCCCACTGGAACCTAAACCCAGCGCGTCTACCAATTCCGCCATACGTGCGAGGAGGGGGAGGTCATCCCCCAGAGCAGGCTCGCCACCTATTTAGTTTAGTTGCAAATAGGAATCAACCACACGGAAGGGGTCTTTTGGATCCACCACTTACTTTTTACCAGAAGCAAGAAACTGGGCGGGAGTAATCCCATCCGCACCAGGGTTGTTTAAGTCTCTCCATGACTTCGGGATTGAAGGGGGACCTTCACCGACCAGGGCACTTTTAGAGTCTTTCCGAGACTAAGCCATTCACAGGACTTGAACCTGCGACCTGAGCTTTACAAAAGCCCTGCTCTACCAGCTGAGCTAGAATGGCATACAACTAAAAATATTTAGTTGATGGGGGATGAGGGGATCGAACCCACCTTAGCCGAATTATGAGTTCGGTGCATTCACCAGATTGCTAATCCCCCAATAGGACCGCTGGGAGTTGAACCCAGTTCACACCGTTATAAGCAGTGGGCCTTAACCGATAGGCGACGGTCCCTTAGGAAGCTTCTTCATGATCTGTGTATATGCGTATGAGTTCATCATCCGCTGGCATCATTACTGCTGCTTGACCATCTTCCCTTAGGATACCTATCGTTTCTCCATCCTCAACTCTCTTAAAAAGTTCGTCGAAGTTTTCTTCCCATTCTTGAATCGTGAATACTTCCATATTTTTAAGATGAAAAATCGGGGTGACAGGATTTGAACCTGCGACATCCTGCTCCCAAAGCAGGCGCGCTACCAAACTGCGCTACACCCCGGTGAACTGTCCCTTATTATAGTATAGGGACAAATACTTGTCAAGTAATATTTTTGAAGTCTTCTTCAAAGATAGCAAGTCCTGCATCAGTCAGAACGTGGTTATACATCTTATCAAAAACTTTAGTTGGTAGTGTTACAACACCAGCACCATACATCAGACACCTAGAAACATGATGTACATCTCGAAGTGATGCAGCAAGAATTTTTGTTTTAACTCCTTGAGCACAATATAGACCAGAGATAGCACGTACAAGTTCAACACCACTCAAGGAGTTGTCATTCATGCGACCTACAAAAGGAGAAATATATGTAGCACCTGCTTTTGCAGTCATAACTGCTTGTGCAGCAGAGAAACAAAGAGTAACGTTAGTCTTCACACCCTGTTCAGAAAGAATCCTACAAGCAATAAGACCCTCCTTTGTCAGGGGAAGTTTGATGGTAACTTCCGAACCAATTGCAATATATTCTTGAGCATTTTCCAACATATCATCAGCAGTCTGCCCATCAACCTCAGCAGAAATACTCTCGAAAGAGAAATCGCGAGATAGACGACTGATGAAATCAAAATAATTTACACCCGACTTACGTACTAGTGTAGGATTGGTAGTAATACCATCTACCAATCCAGTTTCATAACGATCTTTGATCTCTCTGTAGTCTGCTGTATCAAGAAAGATTTTCATTTAAGTTTCTCCATTCGATTGAATTGCTCGTTGAGATTATAGTATAATTTGTGGTTCTCTGTCAACACGTAATAACCAACTATGGATGAACCATCACATTCATATCCATATCCTTTCACAGATTCTTCAATATCATCGATACGAAACTTCTTTTGTCCTGAAAGATAAGAATGGTAGCGTTCATCTAAGTTGATCATGGGTGTCTCCGTTTGTGTGAGTATTATAACAAAAGTTCTTCAGAACCTGTTCATATTTAACACTCTCTATAGATTTGATTTACCTTTCTTCAAAGTCTATTTTTCTAACTTTTCTTTTGCGTCTGTTTTCTTGATACAAAAGATCTTGTTCGCTAAAGATTGATTGAGATTTCTTTTTCTTTGGAGTCATCCCGCTGACTATTTCCACTAACGATAAGTTGTTCCCGCTTATATTTGTACCACGGATGCTCGTATGGTTGGGGCAACGGCAACTTCTGGTTTTGGTTGGATGACTCTCCAATTGCATCCCGCAATTCTTGCATCTGATTACTAACATTTTCTACCATAGCTCTCAAATAGGCTAGTTCTAGGTGGATTTCGTGTAGATTGTCTTTGATTTTTTCTTTGTTCATAGTATGTATGATACTAATGCTCGAAGAGGGGATCGAACCCCCGACAGCCTCGGTGTAAACGAGGTGCTCTACCGCTGAGCTATTCGAGCGGACTCCTCCACCTGGACTCGAACCAGGGACAGGGTGATTAACAGTCACCTGCTCTACCAACTGAGCTATAGAGGAATAAAAATATCCCCTGCTCGTCAGCAGGGGAGGCTCAAGAGGGATCCCACCTCTCTCTCACATGGGTTGGTGTTCCGATTCTTTTTTCTCTCGGAGATGTGAGCCGGGATGCATTCCAGTCCCATTAGCGACTCAGGTAGGATTTGAACCTACGACCGACTGCTTAGAAGGCAGTTGCTCTATCCAGCTGAGCTACTGAGTCTTAAGTTCTTTGTTGAGTTTAAAGTAAAGTTTGTAATACCTTTTCTTTATCTCATTGATGGTTTCCATGTCTTCTTTGAAACCCATGTACTTGAGGAGTTGTGAAGACCCCTCAAGTTCACTGATTAACCTTAACACATTAACAGGGTGTCTGTCAAGACCACCAAATTCCCATTTAGAAGAATTTGTCATGTGTAATAAGCTTCAAAGTATTTTACAATACCATCGCATCTAACATTTCCTTGTGAAACCCAATCATGAGCACACTCTGTGATTGACTTCATATTATATATGGGACTACCATCTGGGTTTAATTGTGACCCATAGCGAGCAAGAAGAATAGAATAAGCTTGCTGTCTTGTTTTCATTTTTTGATCACTATAACGCCAGTCGTTAATCATGTCAACACCAATTTTTTTGTGTAGTCATACGAGTAAATTTCTCTGTTTCCTTTAATACCCCACCCTAACCAATAATAAGCAGGAACCATATACTGTCTAACTGTTTTTCCATTACCTTCAAACTCTGGAAGATAACGTTGAAAAATATTTTCATTGATCATGTAACGAGTTTGTCCCTCAAGACTACTCGGATCGCAGTTGTACTTAACACAGAACTTACCGAGATTATTATAGCGTCCTACTGAGGTCCACTGAATAAGCCCATAACCACCACTATGGCAATTGTTGTAAGAAACTCTAGCCCCTCCCTCGCATATGTTGGGAATGAAAAGACTTTCCTGTTTAATATTTCCCAAAATTGTCGCCAGGGCATTTCTATCCGTAATACGTGTATGTTCTTGAAGTTGTTCAAGAACATATTTTTCTTCTGGTGTGCAATCAGGACACGTCCAAACAGGCTTATATGCAACCTGTGGAATTTCAATTGGTTCTGATTGTGATGATGACGAAACATGCTTGTCTGCATTGGGCGTAATCGCAACTGATGCAGCAAGAATGCTCATTCCAATAATTGATTTAATCATAATCCTCATAAAATTTGTATCCTCAAAGAGGAACCCTTCATTCGGGTTGTTTACACTGTAGCATATATTCTACAGTATCTGCAACGTCGTTCATAGCATCTCGAAGGAATGGTCGTTGACCAGATTCTTGTCTCATAGCGTCACTGTCGTCACATAATGACCATCTCCACTGACGTTGAGATTGAGAATACCATAGATTGATTTTCATTTGAAATCAGTCGAAGGACACGGAAAGGGTGGGATTTGAACCCACGGATGCTTTCACATCGCTGGTTTTCAAGACCAGTGCCATAAACCACTCGACCACCTTTCCAATGGGTGGACCTCCATATTATAGGAGGTCTGGGGCGGAATGTCAAGAGATTGCTAGCATTTCCATAGCGTCTTTCAGCTCTTGAAAATGTTGTACCTCATCATTCATAATTTCTGTAATTTTGTCAAAGTCATCACCACCACTATGTGTAGAAAGATACTTTGCATATGTTAATGATGCATGAACTTCTACTTCATATGAAAGGTGATATGCATAGCGAGGTAATATTAAATAATATACTACATTAATCCAGTAATAGATAAGAACAAGGTGTTTGGCGATAAAACGATCAATCCAATAACGATTACCATTTCTACTTTCCATATATTCTAGGTGCTCAGTTTCATTTATTGATTGATAGAAGTGTTCCTTCATCAAGTAAATGTGTTCTGGACCTCTCAATCCTAAACTTTCTCTGAAATGCAATACACTCAAGAAAGCGAAGTAGGGTGCTCTAGCAATAGTTTCAAGCACCCAGAATCGTGGATAATCTCTTCCTTGATATAAGAAATCAAGTATTGCAACAGTGAAGTTTAAAACAACAATGTTGATTTGTTTCATTCTACATGTACCGTCCCTACCATGCCTGCACCCTGGTGTGGTCCACAGAAGAAATCGTAATCTCCTGCATCTGCAAATTTAATGTCTTGTGATTCTCCAGGAGAAAACATCAATGCTTCTCTTGATAAATCAGCACGTCCTTCCACAATGATATTGTGGGGTGGGAGCATACCATTAACGAAATGAACAGTTTCTCCAGCCGAGATTGTAATGTCATTTGGTTCAAATACTAAATTGCCATTTGATCCCATTGTAACGTCAACTGCCCACGCTGGAGCAGCAAGAAAAAGTGTAGCGAGTAGTGCAAAAAAGAACTTCATGTGAGTAGTTGTGCAACTACATTATGTATCACTATCACTCCAAATACTTTTCAATTACCTCTAGTTGGTCATGAAAATGAGATATTTTATCAATCTCAGATTCTACCGCAGCCATAACATCTGAATGTTCACCAATACCTACAGCATTATGCATATAGATTTCAATGTTTACTTTATGTTTTTCGATTTGTCCCAAAGCGTTTGCTTTAAGAGCTTTTATCATTCGTTGTTTCATTCTACTAACGTGCCATGAGCACGGCGGATTTCACGTAATTTTTCAAGATTCATATCTTTTGTGCCACCATCATATGCGTGAGCATATCCTTCGGTGATCATTTGTTCATTGAGGGACAACTCTGCATCCCCAATGTATAACCACCCAAGAAGACGGCCATATTTCCCCACGCCACCAACAAGTTCAGTCCTAACAGACAACTCATCGTCACCAGAGATAGCACCCTCCAGTTTCTCTTTGAGCCAGTTGGTTGCGTCGATTCCAAGAGCTTTTTCCTCTAGATTTTTAGTTCTTTTTTCTGGAGTATCAACCCCAGCAACTCGTACTCTTTCCTTTTTATAAAGATCAAATCCGAGGTCAATAGTGACATCAATAGTGTCTCCATCAAGAACTCGATTAATCTCTACCACTCGGAAATTGTAACACGATTTCCGACTCGGTGGAACCATTGCGCCCATAATTGATCTCCTCTGCATCAGCTGCAGTAACTATTCCTATTAATGTAATGGCGGCAGTGATGACGGCACCAGCACCCCAGACCCAGCGTTCTAATTTACGAACACGATCACGGAGTTCTTCAGCCATTTTTTCGATATCTTCAATCCTGTGTGTCAGGAGGGCTATCGCTTGGTCCTGACTCGCGTCTTTGGTGTTGATCTGATCCGTCATTTTCCAATTCTTTAAAAGCCATACGCATTATATATACGATGTAATATGTCACTCCCATCAAAAGAATAATAAGTAAAATTATTACACTCCATACAGGATCATTCGCGTTTTCTAAAGGACGCAATAATAAATTCATAGATGATTAAATTTAAAATCTAATACACCTTTATATAGTTCGTTTTTTAAATGAATTAAATGTTCTTGTTCTGTTGGATGTCCACCAGCCCATGTCTCTAATCTGTTAGCGACACAGGTATATAGAAGATGTACATCCTCTATTGTAAAATTATATGTGTAGTCTTTCGGCGATTCGCCATCTTCTGTCATGGATTCTTAGGGTCTATTCCTAGACTGATTAGGTACTCTTTCCACCAATCTGGATTCCTACACACTTTCCAATCGGGTACAGGTTTTCCATTTTCAATTGTATAATATTTATACAAAACCTCATCTATAATCTGTGCGATCTCCATATTCTTCTTCCTCTTCGTCAACATCTGCATATGGATTTGCCACGTAGGGTCCTCGTTTTCGTAAAGGTTCTTTTCTGACATAATCCGCCTCAGTATTTACAGCAGACATCCAAACAGCAATCTTCATCACAATAAAAATTATAACTATCGGCGATAAACAACCAATTAAAATTATTGGATTCATTCATGTTTCCTCGTAAAAGGTTCCCAATGCTCCCAGCCGTATTTATGAACTAAGTCCATTCCTATAATAGGAACTACAATTAGTAGTAAAGACAGCAGTCCTAGAGAATATGGATTCTCCATGGTATGTCGAACAAATAGTTGAATGAAATGCATTGCTACCTTCTGTTTTTAATAGGCCATGTGTACTCCATTACCGAGACGAGGAGTAATATAAATGTGAATACAAATAAAGAACTCATGCTGGAAAATCCCAATCGGTTATTGTTTGAGTTTTGTGCCATGGTCCCCAGGAACCAGGACGATAGACATAAGGAGTAGTACGTATGGGGCAATTATCCCCAGTGCAAAGTAAATCATCGACAATCCTCCAAGATTCTAGAACTTCTTCTGAATGAACAAAGTGTGACTGGTCATTATAAAGAGCATCATATAGAAGTTTTTCATAACCATCGACACCTAACCAATCTGGATATCGATGAGTGAGAGTTGCAGTCTCAACATCATTTTTAAATCCAGGTGCTTTCATATTAATTCTAATATCAAAGTGTGGATGTGGTTGTAATCTCATTACAATACGGTCATTATATTCATGACCATCAAACAATTGTTGTGGTGGTGCTTTAAGTTTAATAACTACCTCAACACATTGATAAGGCATTTTCTTTCCACTCATAAAGTGAAAAGGAACTCCCTCCCAACGCCAGTTATCGATATATAAGTCACCAGCAATATAGGTAGCAGTGTGACTGTCAGGATCAACACCTTCCTCAGATTTGTATGTGTCATATTGTCCAAAAACTACTTTGTGTCCTAATCTAGTTGCAGCAAGAACTTTTGTTTTTTCTCTACGAATCTCTGTAGCATTCATCCTACATGGCGCTTCCATAGCAATCAATGCAAGAACCTGTAGCATATGGTTCTGTAACATGTCTCTAACGACACCCGAACCATCATAGTATTGTGAACGACCTTCACACCCTATAGTTTCGGTAGCGAAGATCTGAACCTCATCTATGTACTGCCGGTTCCAAAGTGGTTCCAGTAAAGTATTGCTAAAACGGGTGGTAAGGATATTATTAACAGTATCTTTACCGAGATAATGATCAATGCGATAGACTTGTTTCTCGCGTAGATTTCGCTCCACCACATGCTGTAGATGATCAGCAGATTTAAGATCGTACCCAAAGGGTTTTTCAATAACAACACGCGATCTTTCTGGGTCATCTAAGAATCCTGCTAATTTAAGATTAGTAATTGCATCCGCATATGTATTAGGCGGAACTGATAAAAAATAAGTTGTATCTGCACTTTTATCATGCAGTTTCATTAGACTTTCTGGACAAGATAAATCACAAGACACAAAGTCTAACCAGTGTGTAAACTCCTCTGCATATTCTCCTAATGAATCTATCCAGGTTTGTCTTTCAATTTCTCTTCTAGAAGCACCTACAATTAAAAGACTTTGTGGTAGTAGATGTTTACACCATAATTGATATAGTGCTGGAATTAATTTTCTCCTGCATAGATCTCCAGTAGCACCAAAAATAACTATACGTTTACTAATGGGCAGTTCCATTTCCGTCATAATCCTCCGATTCATAGTAGACATTTTCACCTTTTCGTAACCCGAAATATACTGTGGAAAGTACAAACGGTATTGCTCCCCAAAGAAGGACATCAGCGAACGTCATGACCACCAAACATAGCACGCATTCCGTTCAAAATTTTGTTTGCAAATTTCCCTAATCTCCTAGATCCGAAACGTTCATAGAGAGCAGAAGAAATAACAGGGGCTGGAACACCGAGATCCACAGCAGCGTGAACAGTCCAACGACCCTCACCACTATCTGATACTCCCCCATCGAACTTGCTAAGCTCTCGATCGCTCCGTAAAACATCAGCGGTAAGGTCAAGTAACCAGCTACCAACAACAGAACCCCTACGCCATAACTCAGCAACCTTAGATACATCAATATCGTAACAATAATCTTCGGGGTGTTCCATGGGAGCCACTTCGGCATCACCTTCAGCAACATAAGCTCTTCCTGCATTTGCCTCATGAAGAATATTAAAACCTTCTGCATATGCTTGCATGATACCATATTCAATACCGTTGTGGACCATCTTTACAAAATGACCCGCACCTGGTCCACCACAGTGCATCCATCCATATTCTTCTGGATACCACACATAATCTTTGTCACCTGTTCTTGGTGCAGCATTGATGCCTGGAGAGAGTGCATCAAAGATTGAGCGGCAAGCATCGACTGCAGTACCTCCGCCACCAACCATAAGACAGTATCCACGATCCAAACCATAGACACCACCACTAGTGCCACAGTCAAGATATGCGATGCCCAATTTTGCACAGTACTCGGCTCTCTTCCGACTGTCTTTAAAATTGCTATTGCCATGATCAATAATAATATCTCCCTCGCTACAAAACTGTAGTAGCTCATCTAAAGTCTCCTGTACAAGTTCTGCTGGGACAACCATCATGAAAACACCTGGTTGTTCTGTGTGGATTGTTTCTCCAGATTTTTCTCCGTAGATAACCTCCTTAAATTTTACTACTTGAACAAGAGTTTCAATAGAAGTGGTACATCCACTGATATAACCCTTTTCAAATTGTTCTTGAGCTTTAGCATAGTTTCTCCTATAACCGTGAACTTCGATGTCTGCTTTCATCATGCGGCGAGACATACCCTCACCCATGCGACCCAGACCAATAATACCTACTTTCATGATTGAATTTTTTCCAAAACTTCCTGAACAATTTCTTTGATGATACTAACATCGATCCCCAGGAAAGGAGGGATCATGCCAATTATTCTGAAGAATCCATCAGCAAAGAGTGCGAAAAATATAATCCCTAGGATCATACTAATCATAGACGCATTACGATTGTGCTGAGTAATAGCAGCATCAATCATCTCCTGACACTTTTCTTCCGTTACGTAGTGAGAAGGTTTAATTTCTTCCATCTTCATTATACCAAAAATCCTCCCAATCTGCAGGTGAATTTGTAACATCCGTAATGTTACTATTAACGTCCGAACTGTTTGAGATATTCAAGAATGTCATTAAGCGCCTCATGATACCCTGTTTGGGCTTCAATTGATAAATTTGATTTTCCATGGTCATATAAACTAGTTTTCCATTTGTAGATGGTTGACATAAGGTCAATCTTGGTGATTTGATTCCTAGCCATTATAACCAATAATTTCAAGCTATTTAGATATCCCCA